ACATGGACAGAAGAAATACGAGATGCGTCCCTTAAATTCTTAAAAGACCAAGAAGGAGAGATGGACAAGGACTCATTCGCACAAGAATATCTAGGGATATTCCAAGATGAAGTTAATCAATGGTTTGAAGATGAACTAATAAGAACGTGCATGACAGAAGAAAGGCCGAACAAAATAGAAAAAAACGCTATTTATTTCCTAGGGGTTGATGTTGCTAGAATGGGTGAGGATGAATCTACTTTTGAAATCTTTAAATTAACAGAAAAAGGCCACCTTTACCAAGTAGAGAGCCAAATCACTAAAAAAACCACTCTACCCCAAACTTTCGAGCATATAAAGCAGTTACACTCGCTTTATGAGTTTTCTAAAATCTTCATCGATTCAGGAGGGATTGGGGTAGGGGTATTTGATTGGTTAATGTATGATGATGACACGAAATACGAAACAGAGGCGATTGATAATTCTAAACAGATAATAGATAAAGATGGCAAGACCAAAAAGCTACAAAAGACTTTAAAATATAGTCATGCGAAGATGTTGATGGAAACCGGAAAGATTCATTTACTAGACGAGGCAAATATCTTTCAATCCTTTAAATCTGTTCAGTTCGCCTACACCAACGACAATCTAGGGACTAGGCACCTTAAAATATTCGGGAATTACACCCATATTGTCGAGGGGATAGTAAACGCAGCATGGGGTGAAAAATGCAAACATTTAAATCTTTCGGTTTACTCGATTAAAGTATGAATAAAAATAAAGTGAAGATTAAAAATAAGGAATTTGAACTAGAGGATAAGGATACTGCCTTGATTTTAGCAATTCAAGATTTAACAGAAGCGACTAATGCGGCGAGGCTTAAATAATGGTAGACGCTGGAACTCTCGCAACAACTGCCCAAGTACTTTTAGCAATAGGACAGAACGCAAGTGCAAACCAAATTCTCGAAGCAAATACAAACTACTGGATACTCCAAGCCGAATCTTTAATGTCCTCAAATGTTCAATATGATTTAGTTACTAATTATGCAACTTTTACAGCATATCAAAAACAGACTTTAGCTTTAGCAGCTTCTAGCAAAGCAGCAATGATTGGAATTAATCAAAACCAAAACTCATGGCAATTAGCAACCTCACAAAGTAAATTAAATGTTTTAGATAGTCTATATAAGGAATCAATGGAAATCATAAAAACTCTAACAGCATAATGGCATTACCAACACCATTCACAACCACAAGCCCATTAGTTTTTAATATAGATTATTTCGACTGGGCGCAGGGAGCAGGATATAAGAAATATTATCTTTTAGGAACTGAGGACACGGGGGGAAAAAAATATAGTTTAACAGCAGATAGTACAATAACATCGCCATCTACTAATTATAAAACAGCAGCAACAATTAATTTAGATTTTGATTTAACATTTAATGCTCCAGTAGATATTGCAGCCGCAACAGCAACAATAGAATATATGATTGGTTTTGGTGGAGCTATGAGCAACAGCACTGTTTGGACTATCTACCATTATAACGGAACTACTGAAACATCTCTGGGAACTGCAACAGCTTCTGTTAGTGCTTCTGCTAATGAATGGCAATCCGTAGCAGTTCAAATTCCATTAACAGCTAAACATTTTGCAGCGGGAGATATTTTAAGGATAAATGCTAATGTTACACAATCACACTCCACAACAGGATTACATTATGACCCTGCAGGCGTAATTTCACAGACCTTAAAACAAGGGGGAGCAGGGACATCATCGACAAGTATAAATATTCCTTTTGAGATTCAATAATGGCAGACTATAATTTAAGCAATGGAACAACAACTGATTTTACAAATCAGGTATCAGACTTTATAGTAGAATCAAAAGCACTAGATGCAGCAAGCCCAGCAAACGATGAAGATTATTGGTATTTTACTAAAGCGACACAGAATTATGGTTACTATTTATCAATCCCTGAAATCTTTTCGGCTACAAATGCACTGGCAACATGGGCAGTTTCGCGAGGTTGGACATCAGAAGATATGAAAATGAAAGCACAACTAGACCATGTTTCGGGAATGGGTAAAGATAACTTTGACAAGGTCATGTGGAATCATCAGGTTGTTAAGGTGGTTGTTGGAGATGCTTTTGCAGAAGTCAAAAAGAAAAATGGAATCATAATTAATATTATCCCAATATCTCCCGAGAGAGTTCGTATTGTTTATGGAAAGAACTCATTGATTAAAAGATATGATGTGTGGAACGGTGAAGAATGGAAGGTTATTAAAAAAGAAGATATGCTTCATTCACAGAATAAAAGAATCGGCGACCAAGTTCACGGACAGTCACAGATTGAGCCAGCTAAGAATATCATTGATGCAAGGAATGAGGCTTTTAATGACGAGAGAGTTATTAAGCATCGAGATAAAGCCTTAGGAATCGTTTATTATAAAACTAACAATGCAGGAAAAATATCTTATGCAAATACTCAGATAGAGAAAGCTGTTAATAAAGGTGAGATGTTAGGATTGCCCGAAGATACAGCTAAGATTGAGCCTTATCCGAGCAGAAGTTCAGAGGATAGAACGACATGGATTTCTTATTTAGAAAATTTCTTTTATCAAGTGTTTGGTGTTCCTCGAAGTATAGCAAGCAGCGACGGAACAAGTGAGGTCGGGGGTAAGATGGGTCATGTAATTTTTGAGCCAATCTATACTAAAGAACAGAAGGATTTGGAAGGTGACTTATTGATTCAACACTCAATTAAAATTCTATTTAACAGACCTCCGAGCTTAGGTGGACTTCAAGAGAACGAAGCAAAGAACACAGGACAAACTAATATTCAGCCGAACGATGTGGAGGCATCTTTAACTAGAGAATAATGGTATTTGAAACCCCATTGGGTAAGATAAACCCAGCCAAGATAATTACTGATAGATTGACTAAAAAGAAAGGCCCAACACCTCAAGAGCAATGTGTGGCTAAGGGTGGAACGTGGGATTCTGTTAATGCAGTTTGTGTATTCCCCGAAGTTAAACCCCTACCAAAGCCTGTCATTCCGAAAGTGGCCCCAAACACCCCTGAAACTTTTACAAATGTTAAGACTGGCATTCAGTCTGGCATAGTAGACCCTTTAACAGGCAAGACTTTTTTAGGATTAAGTCCCGAAGATGTGAATCAAATTGCACAGAGTAGATTAGAAAAAACACAACAACCAGAAGGAACGGCGCCAGTAGGGACAGCACAGGACGCGGCAAATAAGCAGGCACTAGGAGAACAGTTGTCAGCTCAAGTTGGACAAACAGACCCATCAATAGCATCCCCATCATCTTTAGATTTAGGAGAAACAGTAACCTCTAGTTTAAGAGAGGCTATCCCAAGAGCCTTAACTTTATCAGGTGGCGCAGCTGTTGCAGGAGCAACCGCAGGGTTAGCAACCGCAGGGGCAGCGAGTATTCCTTTAGCAGTTGGAGCGGCAGCGATAACTTTTACGGGGTCAATATCAGCGAGTATGTTGAGCAACATGAAAAGACAAAGAACAGACACAACTAATGCACAGCAGAGAGTTCTTGACGAGGGTAAACAAACATTATCAGATTGGTCCACACTAGCATCAGCAGACCCATCAAGAAAAATAGAAGCAGTAACACAATTTAATAATCAGTTACAAATAATTCAAGATGCTCATCATCAAATGTTAACTGACACTAACGCGGATGTTTTAAAATTTGAAAATGCTATACCAAATTTAGCTGAATTTAATTCTTTCTATTCAGTAGGAGGAGAGAGAGATGCTTTGGTTGCAGATATGAGAAATGCTTTAACTGGAGTGTTAAATCCCGACGAGGTTAACTTTAGGATGATTTCTTTAACAAATAGAGAGGGGACAGCCCCAACACCACCGCAACCTAGTTCAGGCGGATTTCTAGGGGAGATATTACCATGATGAAAAAAACTAAAAAAACAGACAACAAGCCAATTATAGAAACTATAATTAATTCTGTAGCATTGGGTTTAACATCTCTAGGAATGGTTAAGTTAACCACAGGGTTGAATATAGGATTTTGTTTTATTGCTTTCGGTGTTGGACTAGAGTTCTTTAAATATTGGGGAAGAAAGTCTAATTATTGGTAAAGTTTATAAACATTGAAATCTTGATTATAATAGAATGGATGAAGTAATTAATAAAGACCCTGTCGAAGATAAGCCGTTATCACTTTATGATAAAACTGAAGCGATTGTGAAACGACAGGAAGAAGCAAATAAAAAAACTGAAGAACTTTTAGCAAGACAGGAAACCTTACACGCAAACGAAAGACTAGCAGGGACAACTGGTGGACATATTGAATCACCGAAGCCATCTAAAGAGGAAACTGATAAGGTAGCTGCTAAAGAATTTTGGAAAGGCACACCTTTGGAAGATGCCATTGACAAATGTTAAAAGACGATTGGAAAAAAGCATTAAAAGAAATGGAAAAAATGTTAAAGACAGCGACGGAAAATGTAGAAGCTGCTTTAATACAAAAAGAAGAATTAGAATTTAATGTAAGTAATTACAAAAGCAAAATAGAAACATTTAAATAATATCTTTTACGCACTACATTATGGCAAACGAAGCAGTATGTATTGAAACACCAACTATTTTTGAGAGGAAAACTATTGTAGCAGGCTCAGTTATTCCAATAGGCTCAATTATGCAATTAAGTTCAGACCCAAACACAGTGACAATTTCTGACGGGGATAATGTTTTTGGTGGGATTTGTTGGGAAGCAAGTGCAGCAACAGATACTTTCACAGAATTAACAGTAGCTATGAATGGAATTTGGGATATTAAAGATTCAGGTGGAGCGATGGCTTTAGGAAATATTTGTTCAGTTAATGGAGTAAATGTAGTTAAAACTTTAATTGAAGCTGATGTAGTTTTAGGAAAAGCAGTCGGTAAAGTTCAAGAAACAGCCTCAGCAGGAGAAGTAGTTAGAGTTGCAGTTGGGAGTCATTTCTAATGGTAGCTTATACTGACAGAGATGCAGAACAAAGATTTGAATTTATTGATAGAGCAGTTAAAGCAGTTATTAAGATTGAGGAAAAATGGAAAGCACTTTGTACAATCGACACATCATCAGCATGGACAGAATCATATTTTAGAGAAACTAACGCAGACAACACAGATGGAGGAACAGGCTCACCAATTAAAGGAGTTCCACCTTACGCACCTTTCCCTTTCTTCGATGTAACTGAAACTAAGGTAAGCTCAATTATTGCAAAGTATGCAGGAACTTCTATTATTTCTTTAGAAGCACAGCAAAGTGCAACTATTCCTATGTTACAAAGAAAGATTTATAGATTAGGAAGAAAAATAATTTATCAAGTTGATGTAGCTATTGAAGCAAGTGTAAGCACAAACGCAGGAAACACTGTAACAATAACAGCAGGCAATGAATGGGATTCAGCAACAATAGCAAATCGTGACCCAGTAAAAGATATTTTAGATGCAATTCAAACATTAAGAGTAGATGGAATTGATGCCTTAAACGGAAGTGGTTATTTAGTTGTGAATGGGCAAGACTACACTAATATTATTTCAAATTCTAAAGTATTAAATCATCCAACATACGAAAGTGGAGTAATGCAAAACGGAAGAGTAGGCTCACTTTTAGGATTAAGTATTGTTGTAAGTGAGGCAGTCCAAACAGACCAAGCCTATGTATTAGTAGCAAAGCAAGGAATGGTTTGGAAACAAGCAGAAGCTATGAAAGTAGTGACAATAGTAGACCCTGGATTGTCTACAACTATCCGAGCATGGGAACGAGGAGTTTTCCAACTTCAGAATGTAAATGAAATCTGTAAGATAGAAAACACGAGGAAATAAACATGAGTCATGATGGTAGAATGATTCGTGGAAAACTAAAACTTTCTAAAGGAATTAAAGATATTGAAACTGAATATTATTTATTAAATTCTAAACCTGTGGAAAAAGAAGTTATTAAGGAAATTAAACCAATTAAAAAGGAGAAAAAGAAAGATGCCAAGTCCAACAAATGAAATTCTTAATCCTATTAATTTAGTTATACCAAATGTTTCAGAAGCAGTAAGAGATAATATGCTTTCTGAATTAGGAACATTAATTTTTAATACCGATACTTTAAAATTAGATATTTGTAAAGTAGCCTTTACAGCAGCAGCCACATCATGGGGAGAGGTAACCTCATCATAAAATGACAGCTGGAGATGCAAGAGTTTATGTTGGAAAGCATGACCAAAGAGAAGCTATGGTTTGTAATGGAGCAGATGATTATGCAGAAGTCGATGCGTTCACAGTTGCACAAGTTGCAGCTAATGACACTCTAGGAACTTTTACAGCATGGGTTAATTTAGATGACTATGAAGATGGAGATTATGTTATATTTAGTTCAGGTGATGCCAATGTTGTCGAATATATTTCTTTTGGAATTCAAGAAGGTGCAATCATAGCTAAATGTGTTGTTGCAACTGTAACTCAATGGGAAGTTATGTCAGAAGATGATACTTTAACAGGGAATGGTGGGTGGCATCATATCGCTGTAGTTCAAAATGGAACAAGACCAATATTTTATCACAATGGAGAAGCTGTAGAAATGACAGACACAACAGCAACAGATTTAACAGCATGGTATGACCAATTAACTGGAGGAGATGTTGGAGCAATCGGTTTATTAAATATGAATGCAACACAAACTTTAGACACAAAAGGAGGAATTTCAGATGTTAAATATTTTGATACTGACTTAACAGCTACAAAAATAGTAGCAGAATATAATGGAAATGGGATAACTTCTGCAACTACATCTTCTGGAAGTCCTACGAACTTAATTGCTCACTGGGTTCCAGCTTCAACTGGTTATAGTGATGATATTAATGATTATGAAGCTACATATACTAACACAGCATATTACGATTCACAATATTCTGAACTAACAAAACAAGCAAGTTTAATGTATGGAGCAGCTACAGACTTTTATAGTTTATCATTCGCAGATGGACAATTTGCGCTTCTTCATGTGTTAGGGGCTTAAAATGGCAAGGAGAAATCCTCTTATTAGACCCATTGCTAAGGCTAATCATAACTTCGGACCACCTAAATCTAAAGGAATCTTAGACGACTTTTCTGTTCGTAAAGTGTCAGCAACTAAGGAGGCAGAAATTCAAGCAATTAATCTTTCAGGTGATAAATTAGGTATTGGGACAGCAGACCCACAATGGCAAATGCATCTTCACGAGGGTTCAGGAAATTTTGGAATTGTAAAGACTGAGGGGTTCCCAACTTTCTTAATGGTTTCTGCAAGTAGCATTTCAAACTCACACTCAGGACATTGGACACATATTAGAAGTGGTGGAACATGGGAAAGCCCAACAGCAACTCAAGATGCTATGTTAATGGGTGACTTTGGTTTTAGAGGACATGACGGAACAAATTTTTTAAATAATGATAGTGCCTCTATAAGATGCACAGCTGTTGGAAATTTTACAGCAACAGCAAGAGGGGCAAACTTACAATTTAGAACTACAAAGACTGGAACTACAAACACCCAAATAAGATTAAGCATTGAAGATGATGGTGCAGTCTTGATTGGTGATAGAACTAACATGATGAGGGTTGATAATAATGGTGATGTTGTTTTTGAGAATGGGGCTGGTTTACAATTTGGTGAGCTTTGGGTTGCTGATGGTGTGACTGCACAATCAATCGCTACTGGTGTAGCATACACAAAATTAACAGGCTGGGCAAATGATGGTCAAGAGAATGGTGGTGTAGAAAACAATGTTGCCAATGATAAAATAATAATTAATAAAGTAGGAAAATATTTAATTAATTGTTCAATCAATGGAGCAAGTGGGAGTAATAATACAACCTTTAAATTTGCTGTTTTTCTTAATGCTGTTGAACAAGACAAAATACATATGCATAGAAAGTTTGCATCAGGTGGAGATAAGGGAAGTGGTGCAATGACAGGAATTATAGATGTAACTACAGTACCTTGGGATTTAGATGTTAGAGCAAGACACGACAACGGTGGCGCTGTAAATTTCACCCCCTCATACATGAATATTAATTGTGTTCAGATTGGTGGAACTTAGGTAAACAGCGTCGGGGAGCTTAGTGAACACCAATACATTTATAAAGCTTACTTACTAAGTAAGTATATGAAAACATTAAACATAACATTCACCGACACAGAATTTAGAAGGTTGGTAAAAGCAAAGAAAAGTTTAGAGAAAGAACAAAATACTTATTTTACATGGCACAAATTCATATTAACTAAATGTTGTAGAGGTATTTCTATCTTTAGAAAGGGGAATAGAACATGAATAATTCTTGTAATTATTGTAATTATTGTAATTCTTGTGATTATTGTAATTCTTGTAATTATTGTAATTCTTGTAATTATTGTAATTATTGTAATTCTTGTGATTATTGTGATTCTTGTAATTATTGTAAAAACTGCGTGAACTTAGTTAATGGGTTTATGTGCATAAATTTAAAGTTAAAAGAAAAAGAAAAAGATAAATATTGGATTTTTAATAAAGAAGTTACCAAAGAAGAATGGAATAAAAGATGGGAAATTGGAAAACCTAAAGTCTGCGATAAATGCAAGCAGGAGATTAAAAAATGAGTTTGAGTGATAAAATAATTTTTAATAATGGAGAAGTTATTAATGGAATTAAAACAGGAGCAATTACGACAGAAGATGTCAAAGAATTTATTAAGAAAGACATTTTAAAAGTAATTGATGAAGTTGCAGATAAAACAGATATTTGGGATAGTGAAAGATGGAATGGATTTAGAAGAATTTTAAGAAAAGAAATTAAACAAAGAGCAGGGGAGAAGTTAATATGATTTGCAAACACAAATGGGATTTCATAAGAGTTGAAACCATTGGGAATAATCCTATTATGATGTTAAGAGATAAAGTTGCTTTATGGATTTGTCCTTATTGTAACAAAAGAAAAAGATTAATAATCGAGGTGAATAGCAAATGATTGAATGGGACAAATATCCTGAATTAGATGAGAGTGTTTATTTTGAAGATTTAATAATTGAAAGGAGGAATAAACAAAATGAATAAACAAAAATTTAATAGAAAAATTAACTTTAGAGATATTAATGTATTTCTAAAAATAGCTTATATCCTAGCTTGTGTTGATTTTGCAATATACGCATATTATTTTATGATTGGATTCTTTAGTGCTTTATAATGGCAAATAAAAATTGCGAGTTATGTCAAGAGAATTTTACTTATGAGCCTAATCCAAATTATCCTGATAAAAGAAAGTATTGTGACAAATGTAGTGCCTTTAAAAAAGCCCAATATGATGCTAAGCAAAATGTAGCACCTGTTGGTAATATGCCAGTAGTTCCTCAAGCTCAACCTGTTCAAGAAGCCAAGCATGATGTGGTCTTAACTAGAACAGATAAGCCTCACTCATTCGAGTTTGGCAAAGCAGGACAAAGACATAAGATTTACTATAATAATGTAGCTGATTTGAAGATGCAGATAGCAGAGTTAATCAATGCAGGATTACACGTTATTGATACAAGTAGCGAAGTTATACCTTTAGAGTAATACTCTTTTTATAGGGATGGGTGGGTTATCCTCATTTCCCACCCTTTTTTTTTATTTTCCAAAAGAAATCAAGGGGTTAAGATACCCACATTATAATCACAATGGAAGAATTAGAATTTAAACAAGAAGAAATAGATAATGTAAAATATGTTTTTAGAGCTTGGAAAGACGGAGAATTTGAAGAATGGAAAAAGAGGTTTTTTGAATCACAATGAAAGAATCGTCACAATAGCAAACTCTTTCTTAGATTGAACCTTTCGCATTGTGTGCTCATAGATATATTTATCATCAATTCCTAAAGCATCAAACACAGAATCAACCAAGAACTTCTCTCTGTTCAGGATGTCTTTACGTTTCACTGAACCATCTTTACAAAGCCAATCCTCATGAATATCAATATTAACTTTAAGATTGCCTGCCATTATTATTATTGGTAGGTTATCAACAATCTCCTTAATCTTCTCCCTTAACTCTCTAGCCTCTTTCTTAATTATCTTGATATTTCCCTTATGCCAATACAAATGATTGATTGTTGGGGTCTTAAAAGGGATAGTGATTATCATTCTAAATAAACAGACTCTCCAACTTTTCTTAATATATTAGCCAAGCTATCAGTAATTTGTTTATTCTCTAAACATTCAGTTATTAACTCATTAAATTCCTGTCTAGTTGTCATTCTACCTTTATGAACTTAGTTTTATGGCAGTTATAACACTCACAAACTAGGCCATGTGGTGTCGTGAAAGGGATAGACCATTTGTGTTGTGTGCAGTTAGGAATACACTCACCAGCTTTACAATCCTCAACACTTTGGATTATAGGAGCTCTCATTGTTTCACCCAATAGCTACCTGGATCCACAGGACATTTAGATAGCCTCTTTTTAACATTAACAACATATTTGGTAATCTCATGTATCTCTGCATCTGTTGGGTCCCTGACCTCATATAGTGGCCTTGAGAGGTTAGCAGTATTTATTATATTATTGAATCTAATAGCATTATCTCGAAAGTTAAGAATCACTCTATCTCTGAATGAAGCTGATTGTTTCTCCTTTACAACATCATTATCATCAATATCACAAAACTCTTTCTTAATAGCATCAATATCACTCATTTGTCAAACCTCGCTAATGCTTTCTTGTGTTTCTCAATTAACTCATGTCTATCAATCATCTTCTTCAAATAAGCCTTTCTTTCAGCTCTAGGCATAGCCTGTCTATCAACCATATTAAAGTGTGATATTAGTAAGCCATTAATTAAACCAGAAGCATTCTCTAAGTCTTTCAGTTTCTCCTTAATCTCATGGTCTATACTCAAGGTAATATTGCTTTTCATGAAATAACTAAGACCTTGAACTATTTAAATGTATGTATTGTATTGTATGTACTAACTACTACTACTACTACTACTCTAGTTATTACTTATTCGCTATACCGAATAACTTAAATACTTTGTTTACGTTATTAAGCCAATATAAGCTTAATAACAGCAGGATTATATTAATTAATTAGTTCTTTCTCAACGTAATAACTAGAGGCATAGGGGAAACGGGCCTCCCCCCCAGAGGCCCTAACAAGACAGCCCCCAAACAAGGGGATTAAGGGCTCCCCCCCAGAGCCCTATCCCCAACCACAACCGTATTAAATTTAGACTTAGGCACTACAAATATATTTAGCCACTACATTTAACCTGCGTTTCCTGTGGAGATTAATATAAAAGACCCCGACGTTCAAGGGGGGGGGATAAAGGGGGG